ACAACGCATGGCAGTAAAACTCAGGCTGGCCATGACACCTTCAGAGGCAAATAAGCATATCCGGAGCACTCCGGCATATCACGATCTGAATGAATTGTATTTCGTTCTTATCGACACAATAAACCTGAGCGCCTATCCGGCCATAACGCAGCAGCTCTACCGCATGGCCATACAAGGTATTGCGGTAGTTGTAGGAACTAAAAACCTGAAGCCTCAGTTTGAATTTATGTGTGAAATATACAACGAAGGGGATATATAATGCACAAATTGTATAAAAAAAAACATTATGATTCATACAGATAATGGAATAACAGTAATAATTTGCGATAAATGCGGTGCAAGAAGTTCAGCAAGTAGTATCGTATCAAATGAGATATTTTTTAATGAGGGGTGGACATTGCAACCAAGAGCTAAAAAATATCAACATACATGCAGGAATTGTCAAACTGAAAAACAGCGCAGAGCACATAATTTTGTGGCTGAGAAATTTGGGCGTTTTAGTAATAATCTAATTAATAATACAAACGTATGAACGAAACACGAATAATCGAACAAGAACATAGCGAGCCTATAAACATAGCGGATGTTAGTGGCAGTTCATTTATTAAGGCAATAAAAGAACTCGACACAATTGCTTATCAGGCATGGATAGATAAAAGAGGTTGGCTATTATTAGGAAACTGTAAATATCATTTACAAGTTTGGATTTACGAAAATCATGCAACTATTAGCCCACAAGGCTATGGAAGTTGTCAGCCATTAATAGCAAGAACTCCAGACGAACTAAAAGAATGCTGTAAAATGTGGTGGCGCAATCGTTGAGTACCGCCCACAAACTGAGCGACAACGACAAAGTGATTACTCTTATTTATCATATAAAAACAATCAATCATTGAAAAATATGAATAAAATTGAATTTAAGCATTTAAAACAATTTGGAACTGATACCGGGGCAATCATTACGATGAAGTCACTGGTAGTAATACACAAAGAACAGTTTGTAGAATGCTACGAGAATAATAATAGATACAAGGTATCAGAACTCAAAGAGATTCATTAAGCATCACAAACAATACTAATTTACTCAAAGCCGATCCTTTATGGTCGGCTTTGTTATTTAATGCACGCGGTACGCGTAACTATTCTCCGGGTCGCCTGCATTTTCCCCCGCACCCCCAATTGCGTGTAACTAATATTTTGGACAAAAAAACAAAAAGGCGAAGCCCCCCGAGAGCAGAAGTTCAAAACAAGAACCAAAAACCGAAAAAGCGCGGACAAGCTCTCAAAAACATCCCGGGCCGATATTACAAAAAACAAACTCAAAATCAACCGGATACATATATATAATATTTCTTTTTTTTTATTTTTTCTTTTGAAAAATGACTATCAAAAAATCAAAGAAAAAATCGTACAATCGTGCAGGATATAATTTTTGAAAAATAAATAGCTAAATATCAGGTTTTTACGGCTGCACGATTTCTGCACGATTTTGTTCGTTTTGCACAAAATCCGTTCAAAACAAAAAAAAACGGGAAAAATGAAAAAAAAACGATTTCGTACGAAATTTTGAACGGGGTTATCTGTTTGATAATAAGCATTATAATATATGTGCGGTATAACGCTGCACGAAAGTTCATATAAAAAAGCGTATTTCTTCAGGGGGGGTATTAAATAAGGAGTGAATTTGTTTGTTTGTTTCAGGTATTTTTAGTAAATTAGATTATGTATAAGTATCATGTAATCAGAGAATTAATTTTTAAAAAATACAAATAATGCATACTACAAAAATCACTGTTGAAGAACACATTGCCGAGTATTGTGTGGGTAAATGGGGAACCGATTTTGCAGAACCTGTTCGATTCCCTGATAATTTAGATATTTATCACACTTTATCCGACCTCACTCAGAAAATGCCATCGGATGTTTTTGTGATTTCCGGTAATTTGGAAGTTGTATTACCTACCAAAACAAAAGATGGGGATTCTATTCGGAAAAACCCGGATGTGTATAATTATATTTCCGGGACTTCCTCTCAGATATTGAACCGGAAAATAAAAATACTTTTCTGGGCAGAGCTTCACGAGGAAGTCGATAGTAACAGGCATCGTCATGGGATCTCTATCATTGAGAGTATTTATACTTTCATGTGTCGCTATCGGATTACAAAGATTACTGAAGACGCCCTGGTTAAGCATTATCAACGTTGGCGTTATTCAGTACGCCGTCGTGAAAAAAGAGCGTATAAAAAACAATAATTATTTTGTGCGTTTGGCGGAGCTGTTGTCCTTTTTTGGTGGTAAAAGTGTGATATTTTGTCGAATTTAGGTTTAGTCGTTGATTTTAAATAATTTAAGTATGTCTGATAATTTAGGAATAATAACGGAAGCTGCTTATTGCTTCGTAGATGATGTTGTGAGCTGTGCCGTGCTTGCAAATGGTATAATAATCGGTTTAAAGCCAGATGCTGTCTGGACAAAATTTAAATCAGTCAAAGGATTGATAGATATTTCTGTTCAGGAAACATCTAACGCAGGGGTATCCACATTCAGTGTATCAGGCACAATCAAGTCGCCCAGGCATAAATTTGCTACTACTGCGGAAATGATTCTCTTTAGAACCAGGAAAGTGTTAGTCAAAGTAAATACTCCAAATGGAGATACACTGCTTGTTGGTGACAAGCAAAACCCGGTGAAGATTACACACAAAATAATCAATCCATCTTCTGCCAGCACCATGGCCGGAGTTGAATATACCCTCTCAGGAGTGATGACACACCCGGAACTACCCCTATTATAAAGTCCTTTCGCTAAGTTTTTTAAGGCAGTACTATTGCAACTCAAACGCAAAAGAACTGCCTTTTATGCTTTTTCTACACAAAATAATCAATGGGATTTGGTTTATGGACAGCGCTTCAGCTGCCAATTATTTACCCTTAGTAGCCTCATACATACAAGGTGAGAAAGCCGACGTACGTTCAAGGAAACAGGGTGAGCCTGAGATATCCAAAGACAAGATCCAGTTTGCTGAACGCTCCAGTGGCGTTTATGTGCTGTCAGAATATGGCCGATACTCATCTCCGGAGGAAGCTCCAAGAGATTGTATTGCCGTTCTTCACGTGACAGACGCCATCACCAAATACGACCAGGAATGCGGGCCTTCAGGAATGAAAACAAAATCCGATATCCTGCAGCGCTGTTACTCCAACAGTGAGATAAAAGGTATTGCTTTGGTTATTGACTCCGGAGGAGGTGAAGGAATGGCTATGCGTTTGATGGCGCAAACCATTCTGGAGCGTAACAAGCCTGTTATCTGCTTCATTGATGATTTTGCAGCCAGCGCAGCCTATGGTATTGCATCAGCCTGCGATTATGTGGTGGCCAACTCCAACCAGGCTCGCATTGGCTCTATTGGATGCTATATGACCGTAGCAGACTACCGCGAATACTGGAAATTAAAAGGCATAGAGCTTAAAGAAATCTATGCTCCTCAATCCAAAGACAAGAATAAGGATTACATCGATGCCATTAATGGCGATACAAAAGGCATAGAAAAAATAGCAGAAACTTACTGCGAAAACTTTCTGACAATGGTTGAAAGCAACCGCAATAATGCTCTTACTGCTGACCGTTCCTCGTGGGGAACAGGTAAGATGTACTTCGCCCCTGAAGCCCTTGAACTGGGGCTTATCGATGGCATTGATACTTTCTCGAATTTTCTCAACTATTTTAATACATAAGACAAACATGAAAATTCTTTCAGACGCTGAACACAAAAAGCTAAAGGAAAAAGCAGACAACTACGATGCCGTAGTGAATGCCGTGGTAGCATCCGGGGAAGGAATTACCCCTGAGGATGTAAATCCCGACGTTATTGCTCAAGCCTTAAACACTGCGGGAGATGATCCCGATTCGGATACGCGTGTTTCTACTCTTGAAACAGAAGTAAGAAACCTCACCGCCGAAAGAGATAACCTCAAAGCAGAGGTTGAAGAACTGAGAATACTTCCGGGATCGGAAAGTGTGACAACAAAAAAACCACTGGCTGAATCTTCAGCCGTTGTGAGTGATGAGTTATTGGATTTTGCCAATAAAAATAAAGGGAATACCCTTTCTATTGCGGCAAAAATGGTTGAAAGCGGTTTTGTAAACACTAAACTTAAGAATTAATTATGGCCGGAATTGTAAAACCCGAAGGGCTTTCGGAAGCAGCAAAAACCTATGACAATGTTTTTCGCGTATTGCCCTATTTCTCTCTTGCTGAAGTAGCCAGCAATTTGAAGTTGAACATTCTCGAAGTAGAAAACGAGGATGTTATTATCAACAAACGTCGTAAAGCCGGCGGTACAGGTCCTTACAAAAAAGGAATGACAATCACCTATAAGGAAGAGGTTGCCAAGTTCGAGGAATCGGTACTCAAGCCCGAGCTTACGGTGGCTAAAACCAAAGATAATATCCTTAATTACAAGGATAAAAAAGCCCTTGTGATTGCAGGTTCTCCTTTGGATCTGAAAACTAAAAAACATCCATTGGAGCAAATGATTATCCGGGATGAAATCATTTCTCATGCTGAAGATGTTGTTTTCGCTTTGTTTTTTGCAGAAAGAGACGAGGATGTATATTCTCCATCAACTGCTTTCACCGGATTTTTCCCTCATATTGATGCTTTGGTGGCCGCCGGATTGGTAGCTTCAGGTAAAGGTAATTATGCCGCTTCAGGAGTATTTGCCATGCCTGCCGATGAAGATGATACGGATGCTTATGACTCGCTCGTTGAGTGGATTGGCAACTCCAGTGATTTTCTTCGTTCTTCTAAAGGAGGTGTTCCCCAGTTGCTTTGTGCACAGACTGTACTTAAAGCAGCGCGTGCATCTTATCGTAACAAGGTAAAAGCATTTCAGATGCCATCAATGTCTCAGGTACTTGAGGCTATTCGTGAAGATGCTCTTATTCCTGATTTGGTATTCAATACCCACCAAGCTTTGGGACAAGGCTCCAGATTGATTCTGCAAAAAACCGGCAATATGGACATTGGCTTTAATGTCAATAAATCAAACCAGTTCTGCCAGGTTCGCTTTATTGATGAAGATCCCAATGTAGCTCAATTTTGGATTGAGGCTGCCTATGGTGTGCGGGTTAAAGATGTTCACAGCAAGGTGTTCCGTACCAATGAGTGTGAAAACACCGGACTTAATTTAGCCGGAGATTACTAAATCGGACTACTAAACCAGATCAGTTCCGGAGTTTATCCGGATCTGATTTTTAAATATTAATCAATCATTTTAAAAAGATATGGCTGAAAATTTCAATCCAATCACAGGCCTCGATGGCGCTGATAATATGGGTGGGTACAAGAACCGGGTTCTCTGGATACCTGAGTATGCGGTTACTACGGTACCTAAAATACCTGCGTTGTCTGCTGTTGCTGATAACGATGATTATGTAACAGCTTCGGGAAGCTTCACTTTCAAAGAAGCTACCGGAAAGCCCATTGTTTTTATTTGTACGGATAAAACCGTTAAGTACGATGCTCCCAGTCAGGGAGAAATAGAGGGAAAATCATTTGCCCCTGCAGGTGAATTTTTCCGTGCCGGCGCTAAGGCTGAATATGCTGCAGCAGCTCGCAAGTTTAATAACTCTCCGGGCTATTTAGTCCTTGAGGATATGGACGGCAAACAGCTACTTGTAGGTCAACCTGGTTTACCATGTAATCTTAGTGCTGAGTTTACAGGTGGTCAGGCGAGAGCCGATCGCCGTGGAGTAAAATTCAGTTTCAGTGCCGATAGTGTAGCTCCATACATTTATCTTGAAACCAAGATTGATATCGACACGCTGCTTGAAGATTAATAACCACTAATCATTATTTATTATGTTAGAAATTATATTAGCCTGGTTAGATAACCCATCTGGCAGATATGCCGATGGAGTATCCATTTTCACGCAGTTGGCCTCTAAAGACATCCAGAATAAGTATTCTTCATTCTTTGCTCAGGTAACAGAACCCAAGCAGCATGATAAGCACTTTGCCATGCTTATCAATAAGGTGTCTGACATAGCCCGGAAAGTGAAACTCAATCCGGATGCTTACCAGGGCATTGAATTGGTGCTCAAAGAAACCGGCCCGGATGCAATTACTCAGGCCGCTATTGATGAGAAAAACGCTAAGATAGCCGACCTCAAGTTAAAGGTTGAAGCTCTTAAAGCCGATCATAAAGAGCTAATCCAGGAAAACGAAGGTTTGAGTGATCAGGTTTTGCAGCTGGAGGGTGATTTGGAAGATGCTCAGGATGAGATTCTGGAGTATGAATCACAATTGGAAGCGCTTGAGCAGGAAGTTACAGTTCTGACCGCCAAACGTGGTATTCAGATTGTCGCTTTGAAAGATATGCCGGAAGATCTTCAAAAGAAGTTCGACAGAAATCGGGAGCTAACTCCTTATATGGCCAGCTTGCATACACAGATGGGTGTTGAAGGTATCGCTGTAAAACTGAGAAAGTCATTAGTTGACAAACTCATTCTGGCAGACGATGAGCGTCGTGAAAACTGGGATGCAATCAACGATTGGGCTGAGGGTAAAACCGTTTCTGAAGAAGTGGTTATTGAAAGCCCTGAGTACGATTCAGATCCAATGATTGCCGGTGTACAGATGGCCCGTCGTATAGAGCGCCTCAAAGAAAATATCATACGAAGCAAACAGGTGGCAGAAACTTCTGAAAAAGAAGTTATCAAAGCCAACGCTTTGAAACGTATTGAAGCGTATGAGGCTGAGCTTAATGATTTAGAAAGCCGTATTACAGCTGCTAAAGGTAACAATAAAACAGAGGGTGCTGGTGAATAACGAAGTGTTTGATCAATTGTTCCCGGGTTATAACAGTCCGGGAACAATTGAACCTCTGATACATAAAGGAGAATGGGCAATACATGATGTATTGCCCGTTTTGTTAGAGCGTATTGGAAATAGTGAGGTAAAAATAGCCACCTTCAGTGTATCTGAAGATAGCCTCAGGCCTTTGTTTTTCTTATCGGATTCAGGTATGATTACAAGACTTACCATGCTGCTGGATACAACCGTAAAAAGGCATAAACTTGACATGCTCCTTTTTGCTATGAATATTACACCTGATATCAGGATTGATAGCAATCATTCAAAGATAATTTTAATAGAAAACCAGACTAACGCTTTTGGTATAGTAGGATCTTCTAATTTGAATCAGCCCCGCAGGATTGAAGCAGGATTTTATTTTACCTCAGGTAGGTTTTTCGATTATTTCAATAACCAATTCGATAACTACTTTTCACAAGCGATGCCTTATGAACTTGAGTGAGGAACAAATACAGCAAATACAGGATATGGCCTCTGCTTTGCTTCCGGCTTCAGAGATAGCCATCCTGTTGGGTTTATCCGCTCAGGAGCGGACAGAGTTTTGCGAGATTATTAAAAACCACACGAACTCTGAGGTATATATGGCTTTCCATACCGGAAGACTGACAACGAAATTCGAGCTTCGTAAAACGGTTATTAAGTTAGCTAAGCATGGTAGCCCGGCAGCTGAACCAATTGCGGAAAAATACCTCAGGGAACAAATGATATAATTATGGCCAAAGACGAATTAACCATATATGAGAAAGTTGAAAGATGCCTGTTTATGTCCCCTCAGGAGGCAGAAAAGTATCTTACATTGAATCAGCTGGAGGTAAAGAACCGGCTGATGCTCTGTACCTCTATCCTGATGAATGATCCTCTCAAGCAAGATACTGAGTTAGTAAATTTCCTGATGGGGGGCTGTGGTGGAGAATGCAGGCCTATAAGTCAATCGCAGGCTTACCGCGATATGGCAGCGCTCAGGAAGATTGTAGGAAGCATCCAGCTTTCTTCCAAAGCCTGGTACCGATATATGATTGTTGAAGGTGCCAAACAGGGTATTGAGATTGCCAAGACGAAAGATGATGCCAAAGGAATAGCCGCTAACTTAGATAAGATCGGGAAATATACCAGGGCAGATAAAGAAGATGATATTTTTGACTGGAGTCAGATGCTCCCTCCTGTGCTTGAACCCACAGACGATGTAACGGTGCTCGATGGTATTGAGCCGATTGAGAATATTGAAGAAAAGCGCAAACAGTTCCGCGCTCTGTTTAAGAAAGGAATGGCTAATAGTGCTGAAGATGTAAAAGCAGATGAATAACTTTATAATGCCACCGGCAGGAGATTTGCACAAGCATGAAGAACCTGTTAAGCGGTACTTCAATAAATCACAGAGGGATGCCATGTTGGTGTCTGCTCACTCTGAGTATGTTGTTGCTTCCCGTGGTACCGGTAAGTCTGAGGGTATTGATGCTCGTTTCATTATCCGAAATGTTTGGGAGATGCCGGGTAGTACCGGTGCTATGCTTTCACCTACCTATTCCAAAGCCTGGGGTAATACTTTGCCCGCTATTTGTCACGCTCTATCCACCTGGGGTTATATAGAAGGTGTTCATTACTATGTTGGTCGCCGGGCTCCTTCAGATGCGAATTTCAAACTTCCCAAACGCATGCCTTTGCGTGATGCCTGGTCTAACTGCTTTCACTTTTGGAACGGTACGATTATGGTTGTGCTTTCATTCAATCAGGGCATGTCTGCTAACTCAATGTCTCTGGATTGGATTATTGGTCCTGAAGCCAAGTTTTTGTCTTACGATAAGATAAAAACAGAAGTCAATCCGGCCAATCGCGGTAACCGCCAGTATTTTGGAGATTGTACGCATCACCATAGTGTTCTTTATTCCACCGATATGCCGACATCGAAGATAGGTAAATGGATTTTGGAAAAAGACAAAGAGATGGATGTGGCTCATATCAACTATATCAGGAACCTTTACAGCGAAATGATTCGCTTTAAATTAAAACGGGAAAAAACTGATTATGATAAACGCATGGAGCGTGAGCTGCGTGAAGATATTGAGCTGGCCAGGAAGTATCAGATACCCAAGAAACC